CATCCTCAGACACATTCAGGTTTTCGTATGATGGGACATGCTTCGACTCGATCAGCCCACGCTTGTTCTTTGCGTAGTTGAGTACAGCAATAAAGTAACGCAACCGAGAGTTGATGGTCGCGCTCCTGAAGCCTTTCTCTTGCAGATCTTCGACGTAATCTGTCACGTCACAAACTCCAAAGCTATCGATTGGCCGGTTGCCGTAACGCTCAATGGCTTCCTCGATAGCGGTGTTAGCCGCCGGACTTTTAGGCCTTCCTAGCCTTTTGCTCGGTTGCTTTATGTAGCGCTCAGCAACTTGCCGAAACGCTACCATTTCGCGGTCACTCATATTCGCTCTCCTCATTACTGAAGAAGCTGTCGCCGAACCGCTTATCGATAGTACCCCAAACGGGCGGCGTTTTTGAACGCCTTAGCTTCTCGGCTTTGTAAATAGCTTCATCTTTGGTCATGAATTCATGGCCTACCTGCCAGACTTCGTCACCTTCCCCGTTGCGAGTACGCAAATTCTCTGTGGTGGCGGGGTTTAATCTAACGGGGACAACAGGGCGGAAGTGCATTCTCAGCAGGGTCACCCATAGCCTTTCTGGGTACTGCCGATTCAATTCATCGATGTGCCGAATCTTTACTCTGAGCGCGGCACCACGCCTCTTATCTGGCGTTTTTTGCGATTCGATTTCCTCGGAAGATCTTGACCTGCGAAGGCGCTTCAAATCTGAGTAGTCCATTTGTCCTCCTCTGCTCGACCCCCGATGTTGCTTGTCCGCACCTAGCGCACTCTGTTTCAGCGCTGGAGTACATCTTTGTCCCCTCGTAATAAATGCGGACGCCCTGTACCTCAACTGGATTTGGATGCTTCTCCATCAGCGCCACCTCCAGCACGTTCTGATCTTCGTAGATATGCAACACCGCCACCGTTGTTCTTTTTAGAGTCATGATTTCCATCAGCGTGACCTTAAAGTCACAGGTGTTAGGTGCGTCTTTCTGGTTGAGATTTGTCCCGCAAAAAACTGTCTGACCAACGCTTCTGCCCAGCACAAAGTTTTTTAATCGAGGGTCGGCTCTCATGGTTATCGCCCTCTACCATGATCGAGGTCTGAGACAGAGCGATTTACCAAACATCCTTGTCTGGCACGATGAGTCGTGTGCGCCGACGACACGCTTAGGAGTCGCCTCAGACCCTTTTTCAAAACGGAATGTCGTCGTCTTCAAACTCCTCGATGGCTTCCTGCTGAACAGGTGCTGACCCGCTTACCGGCTGGAACCCCTCGGGCACTCCGCCGCCAGCTTCTTCGAGGACTTGAACTTGATTGACGTAGGTCGAGCAACCGTGATCCTTGTAAGGCTCTTCTGCAATCGCCGCTAAGATTTTGACCTTCGAGTTGAAGGGAATCTCACCCTTCTCCCATGCACTCAAGTCGGGATTAAAAATACCTACGTCATAGGTAGTCGAGAACTTTCTCTGCGGAGTTCCCTTATAATCTTTAACTTGCACTCCAGCTTCAGTGAGCGCCTCGGCATTGGCCGCATCAAGCTTCACCGTGATGGTGTACTTGTCTGTGCTTTTACCCTGATAGGTGTCAAACTCTTTGAGGTTGCAGAACGCCACCTCACCTTCAACGTACATTTTTTTCATGATCAGTCTCCCATTTTGACTTTGATTTGGCGTGTGTTGGATGAGGATCTAAAGTCTTCTAGCTCATGGCCGTTTGACAGCAACGCCGCCTCACCACCAATAGCTTCAAATCCCTTCCGGAAATCGAACGATGCTTTGCGCTTGATGCACTGCAATTGGATGACACCATCCGTCACGTTCCTGTTCGAGTACTTGTCAGCGACGACTTTCTTCGCGTCATTCACCACGTTTTCGAGACCCAAAATCTCTCCGAGAATGGCTGAGTGTTCCGTCCTCAGTTCGTTGAGACGCACCATTGCCTTGGAAAGAGTCTCCATTTCATCGCCCTTGACGACCTCGTAAATGTTCTCAGCAGAGTCGGTATGAACTTTCCTCCGAGACAAGTTCTCGTATTCAGAGTGGATGTACTCATGCCATTCAATGTAGAGATCGATGCGAGGAATCGTTCCCTTTACCGGCTTGGGTAGCAGGACTTTCGGTAGCGGCTCATGCAACCAGCCCTCTTCGCGATGGATCCGCTCGATGTTGTACTCGGGTTCTGCATCGGCGTGGGGTGACAGGTAGCAAAGAAAGTCCAGCCAATCCACATCCAGCACCTCCATGACCAACTGGCACTGACGCAAGTACATCTTCTTCTTTTCGTCCCAAACGCTGTAGGGAGCCTTTGTGAATCGAGGGTATGGGCACTTGATCTCGATAGAGCCATCCAGTCCGACAAGGCCGTCTGGCGAAGCTCCGAGAAACTCATACATTGGATGCACAACGAAGTCGGTTTCATCTACGGTGGTGTTAAACGCTCGCTCGTACCACTCCTTAGCAACTGACTCCATCATCTGACCGTGTGCAACTGCGGGGCCACCGTTAAACTCTGACGGCGCTCCGGCTAGGTCTCGCACCATAGACCTGACAAGGTCATCTGGCTTTTGATACGGATTGCACTGCTCTAAAACACCAACGGCAGTTCCGCTTATCTTTCCTTTTCTCTGCTCAAGCCATTCGACTGAACCCTGTTCTACAGCCGCCATACAACACCCCGCTCGCCTAGCGCGTCGGACTCGCTAGTCCAATTTTGATTGTCGTTAAAGTCTGAGATGAGGAGGCTTGCGACTAACTCAAGAAAACCGGATCGTCTTGCCCGAGTAGGGTTACCTGCCCAAGTTATCCCAGCCGCTTCCAAGTTAAGTCTGCTCCAGATATTGTTAGCCATCTCGCAATCACCAATGCAGTACAGCCATCGTTGAGCATTCGTATTATTTGTTTTCATGATTTAAACCCTTCGCTTTTAGTAGAACTTCCCAGCGCTCATGGAACTCATCCTCATCCCATTTGCGATTTGCCCATTGGCGTCCTGCCTTTGGTTTATATTTCTTGGCCGTCTCTTTTGATACAACTACCTTTGCCACTTTCTCCAAGTAAACTTGCTTTGCTTCTTCTTCTGATTTTTCGGACTGATACTTTGCATCATCTCCCACCTTACTAGGAGATACCGCCTTCTTGGTAGGCTTTTTACTAGATGAGTCGGTAATAAAGGGATAATTGTCGTGGTTGAGCCATAAATCCCATCCAAGACCTAACTCCGCCAAGGCGCGAACCCGACATCTCATCTTGGCGTTGTGGATGTCATCAGCATTAGGGTTTTGAACTGGCTTATTATTGTATCCAGTGACCGATTTGGAGACGTGAATACTGGAATTGCCCACTGATACCGTGACTCGAACCTCTGCTGTAGTGTCAGCAAAGTAGAAAACCTCAAGCCCTTCGGGGCTTCTATCGAAGGCCCACTCGTAGTCGGGATAGTTTTCCATCATGAGCGCGTGAGCGTTCTGCCACGGCAGGTAGGGGAGTTTTATGGGCTTGCCATTATCTTCGGCATCAGACCATTTGACGTAAGGCTTTACGTCTACATTGGAAAGTTTTTTGAAAACGGAACTGCGATCTGGCATTGGCTTACCCCTCTCTTAGATAGGAGTAAACCAAAGCTAAATGTGGATGTCAATCATTTACATAAGGATATGTATATAATCGCGACAGGTCTTAATACGACAGAATCTCCAGCATTGACTCTAAATATTCTTGCGCCCGTGCTGGGTCATTGTAAACCTTGGCAACAAGCACCATCCGCCGACCGTCTTCAATATTGATGCAGTGCATCTCAGTCCACTTGCGAACCGTCTGGTCTGCTCGGACAAGCTTCTCTGAAGATACCCCGTCCATTGGTCTCGGACTTCCATTAACCCACCAATACAAATCAACGTCGTAAATGTCGCAAAACGTAATAAGAACGACTGGATCTCGGGGTAATGAGCCTCTCATCCATGCGGCTATAGTTGCGTCAGATACGCCAACCTCTTTTGCCATTATTGTCTGCGCACCATGCTTAGGTATTTGATGACGCTTCAAAATTGACATGAACCGCTCAGAACGAGCCAGTCGAACAGCGGCCCCTTCATCGTCTTGCTGTACTTCCAATACGTTCATAACTCCCCCTTTTCGGCTGTTGATTGTACGGACATTATGGCCTTGTACGCAACAAGTATACACACACTATTCCAACAAATGTTAGCAATAAGTGACAATTAGGTAGGAACCAAGCTTGATATTGGAATAAATCCAAGCTAATCTCGATACACGATTTACAGTTGGCTTATCGGGGGCAACAAGCGTGAGTATCAGAGACAAATTAGAGCAGTTAGTTTCGCGTCTAGATTACGTCAGACAAACCGGAACTGACAAGTATAGAGCGCGATGCCCTGCCCACGACAGTAACAGCGCGAAGCTGGATATAGCAATAGGTCAGAACGGTGATCGAATCATCATGATCTGTCGAACCAGAGGGTGCGCCCCACGGGACATTATGGATGCCGTTGGGCTGAGTGAGGGAGATATGTTCCCTGATGACCCCCACACCCACGTCAGAGGATTTAGGAAGCACAAAGATTGGGTGCCCGAAGATGATGAGTTCGTCGTTCGGATTGGCTTAGACCAGCCTCGCGACAAATTCAGCAAGAAAGATTGGGAGATATTCCAAGCCGCAGTGAAGCGCGAGTCGAAGCGACTTGAGTGCAATGCCATCGAGTTCTACACCAACAACACTTGGAGCCGCCAAGCGTGAAGTGGTTCAAGTTGTACACCGAACTAGCCCAACATCCCCGCCTCAGAATCCTTGCCTTTGAAGATCGCTGGCACTACGTCTCGCTTATGTGCGCGAAGGCGGACGGGACGCTGGATCAGGATGCGACGTTGAGAGACAAGATGCTCAGCGTCCACCTCGGCCTGAGCGCGGTAGAAATGGACGCGGTGAAAGACCGATTGATGGACGTGGATCTGATCACTTCTGACTGGGGCATCATCAACTGGGAAGACAAGCAAAGTTCGGACGCGACAGGTGCCGCTAGGAAGAGAAGGCAAAGAGCAAAAGAGAAGCTGTCTAAAGAAGAAGAACAAAGAAACAAGAATATAAGAACAGAAAGTGACAGTCACGGGACGGTCACGGGACAGTCACGGGACAAAGACTTTACGGGCCGTGACTCAGGCTTACAGAAAGAGGAAAAGATCGAAGCAATCTGGAGGCTTTTCCCTAAAAAGGTTGCCAAGTCCAAGTGCATCAAGAAGCTAGAAAGACTCGACATGGCCACGTTGGGTTTGATTGAGAAGGATCTCCGCACCCGCGTTTGGAATCCCGATCCGCGCTACATCCTGAACCCAGAAACCTACATCAACCAAGAGCGCTGGATGGACGAAGTTTCTGCGCCCGAGCAAAAGGACGACGAACTTTATGTCTAGGAAACCTACTGACAGCGAGTTCATGCAACTCGAAGATCTCGACGTTAACTCTTCTCTGGAGGGCATGGCGAACGTGTTCTCGGCAGGGGAGTTTACCGACAACGTGCTGGAGTTTAGAAAGCACGGCGTCAACAAGGATGCGTTCTTTCCGTTCTGGGATCGTCACGGTGACAAGTTTGCACTGCGTCCACGAGAGGTAACCATCCTGTTTGGAAGTCGGGGATCCTACAAATCCACCGTCGCAAATTACCTAGTAGCTGATTACCTGATGCACAAGATCAAGGTGGGTTACGTCTCCTATGAGATGGATACACCCTACCTTTTGAGCCTGCTATCCGATCAGCTTGCCGACAGCGTCAACACGCCAGATGAGTTTGTCACGAAGTGCATGAAGCTTATGGATCAATACCTCTATGTGGTCAATGAAATGGTAGACAAGCCGCACAGTGCGATTGCCAAGGTAAATCACATGCTCGGCAAGGGTTGCAAGCTAATCGTCTTGGACTGCTTACAGCGCATCACCATGCCGTTGAATGACCTCAACCTTGAGCGGGACTTTGTTGTTGAGTTAACCAATCTGGTACGCGCCCACGACGCTCATCTCATTCTCGTTCATCACTCACGCAAAGGGGGCCACTCGGATGGCGATAACCCACGTCCTGTCATCGATGACCTAAAGGGGTCTGGGGGGTTGGCCGACAACGCCATGAACGTGATTGCTTGCTGGGCCAACAAGAAGAAAAAAGATAGGGAGTTTTGGATCGAGCAAGGCTCTCCTCACCGCGATGACGATCTTGAATTACTAGCCCAGCCTGACGTGACCCTGATGGTAAAGAAGCAACGCCTGTCTGGCTTTGAGTCAAACATCGGTCTGTGGCGCACAGAGGCCAGAGCATTTCACACAAAGGGGAGCAAGCCGCGCCAGTACAGACCGGAGTTAGAGCAATGATTGAAGAGGAGCAGTTCGCGATCAAGATCAGGGCCGCAGGCGAGCAGATGCGAGAGGCAGAGGAGGCCATCGCTCGGGCCGAGGCGCAGGAAAAGATGACGTATGCCAAGGCGATGGTGCAGGCCGAGGTGGACGGGAGCAAGACTGCCGCCGCGCAGATGAGATCTGCCGACGAGCAGGGGGATGTTTTTAACTCCCGACTTAACAGGGGCGTGGCCAAGGGAATGTTGGCGGCGGCGAAGGCAGAGTTTAGAGCCTGCGAAATAGAGTTCGAGCAATGGCGCTCGCACAAAGCAAGTAACCGACTAGAGCAGAGGGCATACAAGGGATGAGCAAACGGGAAGCAAGAGTAGTCATGCCGTTCAGATTGAACGAGAAGGCCATGCAATCGCTGAAGATTTTGGCGAGAAAGGAAAAGACATCAGTGACCGCATTACTGGTCGATGGAGTCAACGCAGTTCTGGAGAGCCATGGCCGCAAGCCGGTAGCTGTCCAAGCAATCATGGGGAGGCCTCCAGAAGAATGAAGGGGCGCACACCTACAGCGGATGAGAAGCGATGGATGAATGATGTCGCGTCACTCGGTTGCATCGTGTGCAAGAAAGAGGGGAAGGAGCGAACGCCTGCTGAGATTCATCACATCGATGGGAAGACCAAAACAGGCGCTCACTTCCACATCCTACCGCTGTGCTACTACCACCACCGAGAGGGTTCCACCAACCCTTTGTTTGTGAGCAGGCACCCATACAAAAGGCGGTTTGAAGAGCGCTATGGGACGGAGATGGATCTTATGTTTGAGGTAGAGCAACTGGTTCTTGAGTTGAGGGGGGAGTAAGAGATGGGATATTCAACCGGCAGTGCCTACAACTCGACAACAATTTTGGAGGATGGGTCTGGTCAAGACACTGGATACATGGGTGAAAAGGCGTTTCAAGAATGGCTTTTGTATAACCGATTTGCGTTCACTTCCTGTGGTTCTGAAGTCGATCATTACGACTTCATTGTGCATCTCAAGTATCGCGACATCACAGTCGATGTGAAAACCAAAAAACGAAATGTGCCTTACGACCACGACCTGTTTGATACCCATGTTAACGACACTCAAATGCACTTCGGTTGTCAGCTTTATGTCTTTGGCAGTCTCCACGGTGACGTAGTGCATTTTGGTGGATGGATAGCAAAGAAGAAGTATTGGCAGAACTGTCAGCGAGTTAAGAAGGGACAGAAGACAAGCGGGGGACTTGTTGAAAAAAGAGACGGGGGAAAGATGAAGCACTCCGCTCTTAAAGACATGGAGTCTCTCGAAAAAATATTTAGAAAAATTGAGGCTATGAAATGAGAGAAAAACAAGCACTGAAGAAGCTTGAGTCTTATGTACTCAAGACTTACGGAGAGCATTACGCGAAGAACGGATTGCAGGCAATCGATCTGATCATCGCTAACGGTTACGGCATCGAACACGCCATGGCCTGCGTCATCAAGTATGCGTCACGGCTGGGTAAGAAGGAGGGGGCAGACATGGAGCATGACATCTTGAAAATCTGCCACTACGGACTGCTGGCCTTGGTTGCTCTAGAAAAAAATGACGGCGGGAAAAAATGAGAGAAAACAAATCACGATTCCACGGTCTCTTAAACCGCATGGGGGATATGAACGTCGTTACGTTTACCACTAAGGAGGCTGGGCCAATGCTGGGCATCTCCAAGGTCGATGTGAAGCTCCTCATTGAGTATGGCGTCAGCACGGGGAGGTTGAGGATGGCGCTCAGTTCGGGTGATTACGGAAGGACACACGCGCTCTATGAGCTAGTCAACTGGCGCACCAAGTGGATGAGAATGAAGTGGAGGAGCGACGATGGTCAACTCACGAACGAAGGGGCATAACTACGAGCGTGAGATCGTTCACGCCTTACGCGAAGAGCTAGGCACGATAGTCGATGAGCCGATCAAGCGGATCCTAGATCAGTATCGAGAGAACAGCTTGCCCGACATAGTGGTGGGGCCGTTTGCTATCGAGTGCAAGCGATACAGCCAAGGTTGCGTCCCGCATCGGGCGTGGTGGGATCAGGTGGTCGCGGCGGGAAAGGCTAACGACTTGATACCGGCGCTGGTGTATCGGTTCGACAGGGCCAAGACGCTTTGTGTCGTTCCGCTTTACGCAATCAATCCAGATCTCCCCAGAAGCACCGAGAGTAGGGCGACGATGGATTGGAATGACTTTGTAATGGTCATGCGAGAGAACCTTGCGTCCCCCTGAATTAAGGGCCGTTTACATGGAAGCGGCAAGGCACCTAACGTATCCTGAAATTAAGGCTCATATCCACGAAAAATTAAGCCCTCAATTTCATATACTTGCGATGCGTCTAGCCCTAATTGCGGTCAGTTCAAATATCGCAGATCTGTCAAGTCTAGAAGAACGGCGGCGAGTTCTAGATACTTATCCTGACTGCGACGGAGCGCTGGACGGCATTCGAGACGAGGTAAAACTCGGGGTGCAAAGACTCTGGCGGCGGCGCAAATCTAACTAGGGGATCTTAATGACTGAAGCCGCACGAATTCTTGAGCGGAAGGACAACGTCGTCTTTCTTCACCGCGAAGGCTGGAATTACTTTGATGAAACAGCCCCCGAGATCGAGGGCTGGTACTTGGTGACGGGAACGTCGGACGATGGTAACTGGTTCGGTTTCTTTGAGTTGGTCGGGGATAGTTTGTCGGGCGAGGTCGATGAACCTAATCCGTATCCCGTCGCATTTCTTCGAGTTCCAAATCCACCTTTATTTTGAGTAGCTCCAGCGCGTAGCTGGGCATTGTTCGATAGCCCTTGGATGATGGGTCTCTGAGCCAGTTGCGAACCGTTTCCAGCGGGGCATTGATCAGAAAAGCCACCTCATTGCGCGTCAGGGAATGCTTTTCAGCCATTCGCTTGAGTTCAATATTGTATTGACCAGAGCTATTCATATGCTCCTCTTTTGGAAAGTAATCTGCGCCAAATTTATTGTACAGGCGCAGGTATTTTCTTAGTCTATGTTCTGGAATGTTCTCCGTTACGTCAACCACGCACTTCCAAGGTCTGCCACGGGATCTTTCCTCCGCGACACGGGCCATCGTCTCCGAGCTTACCTTAGTAATCACGTCGGATCTCCTCCAAGCTCATGGGATTTTTGTGTTCCTCCATGGCCCTGCAAAAGCTATCCCATACCCACTTCAAGTTAGGATGCTCTTTGATCCAATCGCCGATGATAATCCTCTGAGCAGACCCCTTCTTGTAAGCTCGGTGATCGTCCGAGTAGGTGTACCAAAAGTCATGCTTTTTCAGCAGATCAAAAAACTGAAATTCTAATTCGTCCATGATGTCATCCTCCTACAATTGCTAATTCGTAAAATAGAAATGAAAAATAAAGTGCGAGTGTTGCGGCAAGGGCAACCCACTGCTCTGGAATATTCATTGAATCGATCCTCCGTTTTCGTCTTCAAGAAAAGAGGAGATCTGTCCTAGCAGATCGACCCAGTCCTCGATGATTTTCTTTTGAACTGAATAGGGCATCTCCATGAAGACATCGTCTGGATCCAAGCACAGAAACCCGAATCCTTTTTCAACGTCAGCAATCAGGTGTCCAACCTTCGACTCTTCAACTGCTGATTCGTCAACCGTTACCATCTTCATTCGATCTCAATCCCTTCATGCTCAAGTTCATCTAGCTTGGCACCAAGGTAGCGAATCATCGCGATTGCTTGCTCGATCTGTTTCTGATCTGAAGAGGTCTGCAATAAAAAAATTGCCTCGTCACCCAGCTTCTCGAACTGCCCTGCGGCGGTCAGTATTACTTCGCGCTCACTGTCACCACGCGCCGACTCAATATCGATTACGTTGCTCATGCCTCTTCCTCGTTAAAGATCAAATCGAATCCCCAATAGGTCTCGCAGTAGCCCCACGGCGGGATTATGCCGCCGCTAATAACCTGCATTGACTGTGAGACCCCCCAATCTGCGGGGCCGCACTCCCAGATCACATGCCAGCCGCTGGTATAACCACGCTCCTGACTCTCCTCCGGCGAGTAGATCTGAACCTCATAATTGGGATCCTGATCTGCCTCGGCAGAGTCCATAACGAGCGCAAGGTAAGCCGTGTTTGCGGCGTCTTTTGCTGACTCGAATTGATGCCACTGAATTGCTTTGATGTGTCTCATGACTCCAACTCCTCCAGCCCTTCCGGTATCGAACCGACAGCCCCTACAAAGCATCGATCCATCACCGCGATGTAGTCCGCAAGCTCCTGCTTCTGAGCCTTAGTCTCTATTGATAATGCGCACTGGACGTAGATGTCCTTGAAGACATCGTCCGGCTGGTGTCCTGCCTGCAAGAGCATCAAGATGCGATCCTGTACGGACTGCTGTAAGTTTTCTGCGGCTAGTAATTTCATGACGCGAGTTCCTCTTCGATGTCTGAGATGATTTCGTTGCACAGGTTGTTGTCGGAGTAGTCGCTGATCACGCCCATGGGTTGATGCTCAAAGCCGTTGTTGTAGATCAGGCTGAACCAGCCGAGACCCTGACCGTCATTCATGATGATCACGTCACCATCTCCTGCGGCTAGGTTCTTGATGATCTCGGCGAGGTCGCTGGAGCGCTCGATGATTGGCTCGTCTTCCATCCAAATCGAGATGGGGTGACCGCGCTTCAGGATGGCTTTGACTAGCGCCAGCAGGACGGGTCGCTCCCACTTGGGTGGATAGTTAGCACTTGACCAAGTCAGGTTGCGCTCTTTTTCCAATTGCACTTGAAGGTCTGCGGCATGAGCCATGCGCTGTAGCTCTGATCGAATGTCTCGCTTGCTCTCAAACGATCCGTTCTCAAGTACCGCCAGCATCACTGGCAACAGCGATTTCCAAGTTGGTGTTATGTCGATGGTTTCCATTTCAATTTCCAGATTGTTCGGGTGAATTCCCGTGACCCGCCGAAGCGGGTTTCGACCAGTGTTCAACTGGTAGCTCATCAGACGGGGAAGTGGCGGTTACAGCGCTCTCGGAAATCTTCCTGCGCACCGTCCCATGTCATGTCGTAATGGCCCCAAGTGAAGCCGCTGGATACCCAGAAGTAGGCGGCGGTGCCGTAGCGATGAGCCAAGCCTTTGTAGCTTCCCCCCCTGTCGAACAGCACTACTGCGCCTTCCTCATCCGACTCAACGCGGACGATCTTCCAGCCGTTGTATTTGGCCCAATGCTCAAGGTCAGCCATGCGGCCTATTGATTCGACTGATGCGTTCATGATTCTTGCTCCATGTTGACGAGGATTATTGGTAGGAGAGTGCAGACCAAAAGGCCGAAAACAATTAATCCAAAAGTGAGTAATTGATCTTCTAAGTTCATCACGCCGCCTCCTGATTGGCTTTCTTGAGTTCGGCTTTCGCCTGCTTGAATTCTTCGGTGACAGTCCACGGCAACCCGTAACGCTTCGCGCAGATCGGGCCGTAGCCGTTGCTGACTGACTCGTTAGTGGTGAGATCGCGGGAGCAGAAACAGCAGTTGTTATGCTGAGCGCCGTGAGCCTTGGCGGCAGTCACAACGTCAGCGCCCACCTCGGCGATGCGTTGCTTAACGTCATCCTCGACGCCTCGCCCCGCGAAGAACTTGCCCTCGGGTGTGATCTTGCCGAGGTAGTCTCGGTAACCGTAGGCGTCCTTCTCGCCCTTCACATAAACGTGTCCAGCGTTGTTCCCGTGGGCGGGTGCCAGAGAGAACAGCAGGTCTCCGGTGTTGACCTTGGGGCGCTTGATGCCAGCCTTGAGAGCCAGAGCAAAACGATCTAGCAGATCGCCCATATTGATCTGGGTTTGGGTGGCCTTCTGCTCGCGTTGCTTTGCCCAATCTTCCTCTCGGGCAATGGACTGATACACGGCTTGCAGTTGCTTCGGTGACAGGTCGCCCTTCTTCTTGACCTGCTCCATCAGGGACTCGTAAAAGTCGCCCTTTGCATTGGCGAGGTACTCCAGCGCGGCAGGCTCCCGCTTGCCAAACTCTGCGACGTTCTCTTGCTTGCGTCGGATAGCCGCAGTAGCCGAGTAGGCGCGAGCCTTGAGCCGTTGCTCAGGGCTGGTCTTGAGTAGCCCAGTACCTCGGCACTTGCCGCACTCGACGGTTCTCCGGTTTACAAAGCCGTAGGTGTACCGGCCAGTGCCGTGACAGCGGTGGCACTTGTAACCCGCCTTCTTGGTTTCGACCTTGGCGATGTCGGTCTCTAAGTCTTCAAACATAACAATCTCCAGATTGCTTGGGTGGATTCCCATGACGCCTCTCGGCGTTTCGACCCGCGTCCACAACGGGTCATCATCAGATGGGGTTACAGCAGAAGGCCTCTCGGCGCTATGGTCTGCTCAAGGTTCCAAATTCGTTGCTCAAATCTGTTCATGAAGGCGCAGTATCTTTCCCAGTCGGTGTCGGATCTTTGGCAGTCGCGCTCTAGCGCGTCCTGAATCGCTTCTCGGGCGCGAAGTACGCCCCTGCGTTCATCGGTGTTGTTACAGTCGTGCAAGGCGTCGGCAAGAATGTGACCTAATGAGGCGGCGTTGGATTTGCTGATTTTCATGGCGTAGCTCCTAAAAATTTTGGGTTGCGGAAAAAAATAAGAACAAAGCGACCTAAGCCGCTTCACTCAATTCTGTAGGGGTAGAGAAGGCGTCCAGATACTCGAACGCCAGTTGTGCTTGCTTCGCCGCTGACACGATTGCGCGGGAGTCTTTGCGCAGTACCGTGAGCCAGTGAGAGATATACTCGGCATGGTCAGGTCGGGGCGTTGCTTCGATGCCATGAGCGGCACAGGCGAACACCGCGCCCATCTCAGCGATCAACTCCTCGAAGGCGTAGGCGTCATCGCCAAACTTGCCGAACATCTCAAGGCGATCAAGGCGCGAGCGGTGACCCGTCCAATGGGTTAGCTCATGCATCAGGGTGCCGTAGTAAGTGTCTGATGCTGAGCTATCGCCCATGGGCTGGAAGTCAGCGAAGTCAGGCATCCCGACCCAGTCGGCCGTGGGCTTGTAAAACGCTTGACCCTTGCCGTGGCGGATGTCTGCACCAGTAGCGGCGACCCATTCCTCGACCTCAGCATTTCGCTCAGCGGTGGAGGTGGGACGTTCGACCACGGGTAGAGCGGGAGCGCCCTCGACTTGCTCGCCATTAAACACGGTGTACAGCTTCGCGAATGGGATCTTATCGACGCCGCCCTTATCGTTGTTTTTCTCGAAGACGGTGAAGAAAACCACCTTCGTGCCTTTCTCGCCCTTCATCACCTGAGCGCCCTTGCCAGCCCATGCTTTGTAGGTTCCCCATCGGTTATCGGTGCGGCCCGACATCATCAGCAAAAACTGATTGATGCCACGGTAGGCATCGCCTGATGACATTGAGACGTTGAGACCCGACTGAGCAGTGCTGACCCAAGGCTTAGTCCAATTGCTGGCCTGCACCTCTTCGAGTTGGGCTATAACGGTTTGAGTGATCACGTCGTATGCGTTTAGTTTTGCCATGGTTTCAATCTCCAGATTGAGGTTCAAAAAGACCCGAGGGCCGTTACCCAAAAACCCGCAATTAAGCGGGTTGGTTGGTCGGGGTTTTGGTGCGGACTATTTGCGAGCCGCCACCCTGCGTCGGTGAATTTCCATTCCGCAGTAATGAGCCTCATCGGCGTACTGCTCGCACTTGGGGTTCTCGGGGTTCGCGGCCATTGCGGCGCGGCAATCCAAGAGAACGTATCGGAGCGATTCGAGGCCGCGCTTTTTGCACATCGCCTGATACTCGCTGTGCCATTGGTGCTGTCCGTAAACGTGATTCATTCCGGTCTCCTTAAACGAGGTATGGGGTGTAGCCGTGGAAGGCGACATAAGATTTGGTGAAAGCTTCGAGTTCACGCTTGGGAAGTTCAGCCTCATCGATGTAGCGCTCAACGAAGTCATCGTGCATCTCGGCTTCCTTCAGTTCACAGCGCTCCTGAGCCTTGTAGCCCTTGTCACTGTATGGATCGAGGTCATCCATCTTTCGCTGGTTTGAATCGATCAACGCGCAGAGTTTTCTGTCGGCTTTGTAAAGTCGCTCGATGGCACGTTGGTGGGTTGGATTGATTGCTTGATGTTCCATAATTTCAGTCTCCAGACTGTCAGCGGCCAGCGGGTTCGCTGAGCCATTGGTATTATAAAAACACAGCTTGATTAGTAAAAACAAGTCCTTAGAATGAATTAATCATATTTTGACCCATTTAAATCAGATCAAAGCCAACAATCATGCGGGATTCAGAACAAATGGAAATTGAGAACAGACTGCTCAGAATCGAGGCGAAACTCGATAAGTTGACTGATCAGCTATCAGAACTTGGTCGAATTGATGAGCGGACTGATGCGGCTCATGCCCGTGTTACCAGACTCGAAAAGCGGATCGATTGGGTGGAGCGAGAGCATCGCGAATTGGTCGAAGAATTCCAGAAGCAAACCGGCGCGAGTCAGTTATGGGAGCGAGCAGGCTGGTTAGTGTTCGCGGCGATCATTGGTGCCGCCGGTCACCTGCTCCGATAAAAATTTTATGGCGCGGAAAAAAGATTGATAAACCGATCCCCGCGCCCTTTTGATGTAGTGGAGGATAACCATAGGAATGGATACCAAAGAAAGGGAAGGGAATCCCAAGAATCTCAACTGGAAGCAGTCAAAGTTTGTCGCTGAGTTTGTTGAGTGTGGCAACGCTACTCAAGCGGCCCAAGCGGCAGGCTATTCGCACCCCAAACAGCAAGGCTCTCGGCTGTTGACTCATGTTGACGTAAAGGCGGCTATCGAGGCCCATAAACGGCAATTGATGGTCAAAGCGGTGGATAAGCACGATTGGCTGATGGCGCGTCTAGAGGTCGAAGCGATGGACGCCGAGAACAGTGACGCCGCTCGCGTTCGATCATTAGAGCTAATCGGCAAGGTCATCGGCGCTTTTGCTCCCGATAAACAGCAGATTGAGACGGTATCGAGTGGATTCTTCGCTGATTTAGAGCCAGAAGAAGATTTGCCGCCCAATGTTTTGCCTTTTAAATCAGAGAGTTAGGGATAAAGAGCCTAACATTTGTAGTGTCAGGCTACCCCATACCATCCAATAGCACCAAGGCAGAGGGGGGGGGTAGCAGATGGAAGGTTCGGCGGCGGTCGCATACCACGGTTCCATGGGGGATATGCCCATCTCTAGAACCAGATTTGAGGGCTAGGGGGGGGTGCAAATATTAGGGGGGGCGGTCTTTATGAGAGTACCCATACGAAAAATATGGAGATTTAAAAAATGACAAAACCTAGAAAGGGTAAAGCCAAGGTCAAAGTGACCTCATCTGGCAAGAAAGTCTCCTACGGGCAGGCGGGTAAAGCCAAAGATGGCGGGTCACGGGTACGCGCTGGCACCAAGAAGGGGGACAGTTACTGCGCGAGGAGCCTCGGGATTAAGAAGGGACTCCCCAAGAAGAAACAGAACGACCCGAATACGCCAAATAACCTGTCGCGAAAGCGCTGGAAGTGCAAAGGGGCGAAGTCCACTAAGTAAATAAGGCCAAATAGCTATACAAAATGGGAAACCATGGTTAGTTTGGATACAGTTTGGCCCCTCAGAGGCCGCAGGAGCGACGATACGGCCCACCCCTTGGGCTTTCCTCTCCCCGATGGTCGTCAAGCTGTGCGGCTTCTGAGGGCCATTTAAAGCAAACAGGGGAAAACAGATGAAAACTCTAGCAATTTTAGCGGTAATCATAGGAATCACGGGATGTTCTACAAGTAGCACCCAGTATTACGAGGCGGTAGCCGCCGCCGCACAGTCTAATGCCGCCGCATCGCAGGCAAAGTTCGACGCGCTGTCCAAGATAGCCGCTACTGGTGATGGTCAAGCGGCGAGTGCCGCAGTCATGGCGATGGCACTGACTCAGACTGCCACGATTCAGCCAATACCCCAGCAATCAGAAGCGATGCAGTGGGCATCCATACTGGCATCGCCGGTCACTTCTCTGGGAATGATGTGGATGCAGTCTGATTCCACGAAAAAAATGGCGCAGTACAACGCCGAAGTGGATCTTGCTCGAATATCGGCTGACGCCAACACACAGCAGGCGCTATACGGCTCATTCGTTTCATCCAACCAGATCACTGGTGACGTTGCCACGGCGGGTATGACTGCGATGGGTAATGTGGACTACACGCCTTTCGTTAATGGCATGGTCACGCTCGGCACTACAGGGATCAACAGCTTGACGGATCTTGGAAAGGCGGGTTTTGACGCCAATACATCCATTGCCACCGCTGGTCTTAACTCTGCGGTTAGCTTAGGCACTGCGGGTCTTAACTCTACAGGAAACGTGGGTATTGCTGGGATCAATGGGTTGGTTACAAACACTTCTAATTGGCTTACCTACTCATCTGCCAGCAATCTAGTTTGGAAAGACATAATGGCTACTGAACAGAGCGGGTGCGTTGCCACCGCGAATGCAGAAAATCAGATCGTAGTTACCTGTAACTGATGATTACTATCAAGCGGTTTGCTTATCACCCCAATGGGACTCTGGGGATTATGAATGTTCCGAACCACCGGCTACATACGTTCTATACCGTAGAGCGCCCGTGGCAGGACAACGCTCCTTTTCTGTCGTGCATCCCCTTGGGGGAGTATTCCGTTATCTGGAAGCAATCTCCCAAGTTCGGGTGGTGCCATGAGATAGAAAACGTGTCCGGCAGAAGCCACATCCTATTCCACGTCGCCAACTTCCCTGAAGAGGTTGAGGGGTGCATAGGTGTTGGTATGTCGTTGATGGGAGATCGTATCGCCGTAGGAGAATCTCGAAAAGGGATCGAGGCGTTTCATGAAGCCACTGGGGGGAAAGCATGGCGGCTAAGGATCGTGAATGCACCGTATGCGGCGTTAAGTACCCTGTAGAAGGATTCCCGACTTGCGGTAGGGGCTATCGCAGGAGGACATGCAGAGAGTGTACTAACAAGCAAAAGCGAGACTTTAAGTCCGCAGACCCTGAGACATATTTGATCTCTCGTCTTGGCCGACAGTCTGGCCGCAACAGGGTTGAGATCAGCATAGACAAAGAGTTTCTGAGGGAGCTTTGGGATTCGCAGGGAGGGAAGTGCGCCGTTACTGGGTTGCACATGACTTACTTCCCCAGAGGGCAGAGGAACGCAACGGGCCTTAACGGGTCGGTAGATCGGCTCGATGGCCTTAAAGGTTATGTAAGGGGCAATGTCCGTCTGGTCTGCGCGAGGGTAAATGCTATGCGCTCATCAGGAGAGGATGCTGATTTGCTGTGGTGGTGTAAGCAAATAATAGAGGGGATAGAGGGTGAATGACGAGGACTTAAAGGAGGCGGCGAGAGTCTTCAAAACGGACTTCCCTGTCTACGCCAAAAACATTTTGAAGGTCGTCAACAAGGAGGGAGTGCAGTTGCCCTTCCGCCTGAACGACGGCCAGAAGATGGTGCATAACCAGCTAGAGACTCAGCTTAAAGAGACCGGCAAGATCCGCGCTCTGATCCTCAAGGCCAGACAGGTAGGGATATCAACGTATGTGGAAGGTCGGTTCTTCTGGAAGATTACGCAAACTCGCAACGCTAATGCGTTCGTTCTTTCTCACCTTGCTGAGTCTACTAACTCGATCTTTAACATGGTGCGGATGTTCTATGAGAACGTACCTCATAAAGCCTTTAAGCCAACCCTCGGCAGTCAGAGTGCGGCCACCCTTGTCTTCGATGAGATCAACTCACGTTACCGAGTGGGTACAGCAAGATCGACTCAGACAGGGCGAGGACAGACTAACCGCTTTGTCCATGGCTCGGAGGTCGCCTTCTACCCGCAGGGGGCGGACATCGTAGCCGGTCTACTCCAGACAGTGGGCGGTAACGGTAGTGAGGTGATTCTCGAATCTACCGCGAACGGTGCTGGTGGCTGGTTCTACGATCAGGTCATGAAATCTTTGCGCGGCGAGACCGAGTGGATTACTTGCTTCGTTCCGTGGTTTGCCATGCAGGAGTACAGGGCCACAGTGCGTCCGTACTTCGAGCGCACCCGAGAAGAAGAGAAGCTCGCCGATCAGTATGGGCTGGACGATCAACAACTCCAGTTCCGCCGAAACAAAATGGATGAGCTAGGAGGAAACGATCTGTTTAGGCAGGAGTATCCGACTACCGCGATAGAAGCCTTCCTGACTTCGGGCCGGTGCTTCGTCGAAGAAAATGTTTTGGCTGATGCTGAGAAGGAGGTTTATACCCCCGACTTCATTGGTGAACTCCGTTCTGATGGTATGTCTGAGCGTACCAGTGGGCCGTACAGGGAGTGGTATCCGCCGAATCCAGATGACTCGTATGTCATTGGCGTGGACGTGGCAGAGGGATTGGCCCACGGAGACTACTCGGTCGCACAGGTTCTCGACTCGCGTGGCAGACAGGTCGCCTGTTACCACGGGCATATTGATCCGTGGGAGTGGGGCAACATCGTCGGGATACTCGGCAAGCGCTACAACACCGCCTACATCATCGTCGAAAGAAACAACCACGGCCTAACAACTTTGCGCCGACTACAAGAAATTAACTACCCGTCGCTGTTCATTGAAAGTTCAGTTGATGGTGCTTATGGAGACCGCATGACGAAGCGCGGCGGCTTCCTAACAACCAGTAAAACCAAGCCATTAATCATCGATAACCTTGCCGCCCTGCTACGACAGAGGGACTCCGGTATAGCAGACACTGAGCTTATTAAAGAATTGCGAACCTACGTCATTGACGAAAGGGGGGCTACCAATGCTCAAAACGGCTGTTATGATGATAGGGTGATGGCGTTTGCCATTGCCCTCCATGGATTGGCTTCTATGCCGCGACCAAGAGTACATCCGGTCGCAAGGCGCTTCAAAACAGTAGACACCGTGGTGGGTTATTAATGGACGAATTCCTCGAAGAGGGCGTCGGATTTGATGTTGAAAATCCAGACGGCTCGCAAGACATAGAACTTCAATCACTCGGCGCTAGGCTTAAAGGCCTGTTTACCGAGTACAAAGACGCCCGTAGAGAAACTGAAGACGAGTGGATCGAAGATCTACGACAGTTCTCTGGCCAGTACGATCCTGAAATCCTTGCTCGATTGAGCGAAGCATCTGGCTCTCGCAGTAAGGTATTCGTTGGCCTATCTAGAACAAAGGTAATGGCCGCGTACAGCAGGCTTATCGACTTACTATTTCAAAGTGGTGACGCATTTTTTGGCGTACAACCAACCCCCCGCCCCAAGATCAATCCGATGAAACGAGCAGAAATGCAACAGATGCTCATTCAGAATATTGTGCAGATGGGGCAGGGCCAACCCGAGGAGGTGATCCGGCAAGTCCTAGCTGAGAACGAAGAGCGCATCCGTCAAGGGTTGCAGGAGCAGGAAGAGCGTTTATCCGAGATGGCCTCTGAAGAAATGCAGAAGGACATTGAGGATCAGCTAATAGAAGAAAACACCGAGCAGAAGATGAAGGAGGCTATCCTTGAGGCCTGCATCTTCGGCTCCGGTGCCATCAAGTCCGGCACGGTAAAGATCGACAAGGTTCAGTCTTACCAGCGCGTTGAGGATGAGATGGGGAGATCTCAGTATGTCATGGCGATGGAAGAAGAGGCCCGACCTGAAATTGAGTCGGTATCTATCTTTGATCTTTACCCAGACCCCTACTGCACCAGTCTTGCAGACTGTTCAGGAATGTTCCGCCGTCACGTCCTTACTCGCCGTCAATTCAGAGAGTTGGCAGATCTTCCCAGCTTTGACTCCGAGATAATCCTAGCCACTGTTAAAGATCGACGGAACGGAAACCATGAAGAAGAAGACCATGAGCGCACTCGCCGCGAAATTGCTGGCGTTGTTGATCATGGTGATTCCCGCAGGTTTGAGCTACTGGAGTTCTGGGGTTCCATTGACGGCTATGACCTACAAGAGGTTGGAGTCGAATTTCCGGAGGGATCTGATCTCAGCCAAGATTTTGATGCCAACGTATGGATCGTCGCCGGAAAGGTAATCAAGGCCGCACTTAATCCGGTCAAGGGATACCGTATTCCGTACAACATATTCCCCTATGAGCGCACTCCCCATCAGTTCTGGGGCGTGGGAGTACCGCGCATGATGCGTGATTCCCAGCAGACGATGAACGCGGCAACGCGCATCTGGCTGGACAACATGGCGCTCAGTTCAGGCCCGATGGTAGAGGTGAATACCGACTTGCTCGCGGCGGGTGAAGATCCAACCGACCTCCATCCGTGGCGAGTCTTTTTGCGATCTGGCGGGGACGGCTCTATGCCTGCTGTCCGTTACTACCAGCCTGTCGCGAATGCCAACGGCTTGAACCAAATCATAGAAATCTTCCGACGCTTTGCGGACGAAACAACTTCTCTCCCAAGCTACACCCACGGTGAGCAGACGAAGAGTTTGAATAAGACGGCAACGGGTATCTCAATGCTTATGGGAGCGGCAAATGTCGCGCTCAAGAGTACGATTAAAAACATTGACGATTTCCTTATACGCCCTATGATTGAATCAATGTTCCACTTCAATATGGAGTTCGGAACGAATGAGCGAGCGAAGGGCGATCTAAAGGTCGTTGCTCGCGGTAGCACCGCACTTGTGCAGAAAGAAGTGCAGAGCCAGAGACTATTGCAATTCCTCTCTCTGGTTTCAAACCCGATGGACTCTCAACTCATTGATCGAGGCAAACTCTTGCGCGATATCGCCCAGAGTATGGATATCGATCCGGATGAATTTATTAAGTCTCAGGAGCAACTCATTGCCGAGCAACAAGCTTTACAACAGCAAATGCTCGCCGCGTCAGGCGAGGGCGGTCAAGGTCTTGGCCCTGACGGAGGAATGGCCCCTCCTGATGGAGTTGCTTGAATCTCGGTTAGCCGAGGCTCATGAGAAGTTGGAGTACGCGGACGAACAGAATTTTAGACGCCAGCAAGGACGGGTAGCAGAGCTACGCGCCTTGATTGGACTTGAACAGACCGCAGAGGCGGTCATCGAAGCGGAAAGGAATCCGCGTAGGTCTCCTAGCTTCGATTAACGGACACCCCACAGAGGAACCGTGTAATGAAAGTAGATCCAGCAAAACTTGAAGCGGAAGCACAGGAATTAATAGCTCAGTACAAAGGTGAAGTTCCGGCCCCTCAAGAAGAGGAAACGCCAGAGGAAGTTCAACCTGAAGCAGAGTTAGCGGCACCCGAAGAGCCATCGGAAACTGCCGAAGTACCTGTGGAGGCTCCTGTCGAAGATGAGCGCGGCGAATTATCTGAGGCAGAGTTAGCACTTAAAAAGGCTGATGAACGCTACAAGAATGCGCAAAGGAAGATGACTCAGGCGACCACTGAGGCTAAGGAACTGCGACGTATGAACGAGCAGGTCATGGCTGAACTGGGACAAATGAAGCGTCAGCTTGCGGAGAAAGACATTGATCTAGAGAAGTTGAAGCAGGTCAGGGAAGAGTACCCAGACTTAGCGGCACCAATTCTGGATGTGATGGAAAGGACGCAGGCAAAGGTAGACGAGCAACATGCCGAACTTGAAGCACTCCGCAATATGCGAGAGCAGGATGCAGTCCAAGAGGCGCAGAACGCGCACATGGATCGCATTCGGGAAGCTCACCCAGACTTGGACAACATTGTTCAATCGGGAGACTGGGCTGACTGGCTGGAGGTGCAGAACGCGCAAGTTCAGAGCTGGATTGAATCCGGTTCATCGAACGACGTAAACGCGGCTCTGTACAAATTCAAGAGCGACATGGGTGTGGGTCAACCGACGCCGCAAGAGCGGGTACTGGAAAAGGCGAAAGCGGCGGCAGAGCCAAAGCTCCCTAAATCCAGAAAGCCCGATACTGGTGCCGGACAAAAAGTCTGGTCTGCGGCTGATATCAAGAGCATGTCTCTGAAAGACTTTGAGGCAAATCAAGGCGCTCTGATGGATGCATGGAGACAGGGACAAATCCGGCGTTAATTAAAACTCTTGCATAGAGGTATTTAACGATGGCTATTGGCGCAGGTGCTTCAAACTTTACTTACGCGAGCGGACAGGCTGGTTTCATTCCAGAAGTTTTCTCAAAATTATTGCAGGCGAAGTTCTACAGTTCTTCGGTTCTTCCTGCTATTTCAAACACTGACTACGAAGGCGAGATCTCTGGCCAAGGCGATAAGGTTCACATCCGAACCGTGCCGAACGTCACAGTTGCAGACTATAACGGTGCGATCAGCTACGCTGACTTGACCACTAGCACAGTCGAGCTTCTGATCGATCAAGCTAAGTCGTATGCGTTCAAGATGGACGACGTGCTATCTGCACAGGGCGATATCGATATGTTGGCTGAAGCATCCAAGGATGCCGCTGAGTCTATGCGTATCGCAGTTGAGACGGACGTACTGGCTAACGTAGTGACTGGAGCGACCACTATTGGTTCGCAGACCACCATTACTTCCAGCAACATCCTTACCAACATCCTTGACATCGCTAAGGAGTTGGACGAGTTGAACATCCCTGAAGAGGGTCGATTCATCGTTCTGCCTCCCAGCATGGTTTCTCTGTTAAAGCAGAGTGAACTGCGTCAAGCGTACCTGACGGGTGATGCGACTTCGCCTCTCCGTAACGGTCAGGTGGGTCAGGTAGATCGCTTCACGGTCTATCAGAGCAATCTGCTCTACACCGCCACGTCTGGTGCTGATGACACTTACACCCACGTTCTCGCGGGTCACCCCAAGGCAATCACGTTTGCTTCTCAGTTCACTAACACTGAGACAGTACGACTTGAGTCCACCTTTGGTGACGGCGTTCGCGGACTGAAGGTTTATGGCCGCAAGGTCGTAACTCCAGACTGCCTCGCTGTAGGTAAGTGGAAGGTCTAAGACCTAATCGGGGGAGGGTTTCCTCCCCCTTTCACTTTCAGGGAGAGATAAGTGAACGAAGCCAAGACCGAGAAAGACGATCTGTACATCGAGGCCAAGGAAGAGTTTGGCATCACCCTAGATAGACGACAGACCTTGGGTGATTTGCAAGATCAGATGGACAGAATTAGGAAGACTGGAAAACAGCCGGAGAAGGTTCTGCCAGCAAGGATGCCGAAAAAGCTTCGCAACATCGTGACCGGAAATATTTTCGATTACGACCCCTTGTTCGCAAAGAATCCCGATCTGGAAATAATTGAATGGGAGGCTACGGATGGCGACGACTAAGGTCAATGACATACTTGATCGTGCCGGTATCATCCTACAGGACACTTCAAATACTAGGTTTGCAAGCGCAGACCTTTTAAAGTTTTTTAATGACGGTCAGCGCGAGGTTGTAATTTACCGACCCGACGCGAACGTCACTAACGCTACGTTTACTTGTGCCGCTGGTAGCAAGCAGTCCTTACCTTCGGCGGCTATTCGCCTGATCGATATCACTAGGAACATCGACGGTAGAGCGGTCAGTCAGATTGATCGAAAGATGCTGGACGAGTCACTGCCCAACTGGCACAACTCGACGGCAGACAGCGATAGGAAGATTGAACACTTTGTCTACGATCCAACAGACCCTAAGAACTTTTACGTCTATCCGCAGGCGCTAAACAGCTTTCAGCTAGAAGTAATCTACAGCGAGTCTCCGGCAGATGTTGTTTTGTCAAACTTCACAACCGACACGACAACTATCACGTTGGATGACCCTTACGCGAACGCGCTGTTGGACTTCATTCTTTATCGTGCATATCAAATTGACTCTGAGTTCGCAGGTAACGCAGAGAAATCATTGATGCATTACCGATCATTTACAAATGGCTTGGGAGCCAAGACGCAGGGTGACTCAGCGTCCGATCCCAGAGTAGGAGCTTAATAGTGAAGTTTCTCGACATTTCAGATTTCGTAAGAACAGAGGCTAGAGGCGCTCCAGAATTTCTTGTTGAGAGGGCGGTAAGAGAGTCAGCCACAGAGTTTTGCGTCAAGACGGACGTGTATCGCTTAGAGCCTGAAACGATCCAAGTGATCTCAGGGATCGATGAGTACGACTTAACCATCCCTAATGGCACTGAGCTAAATCACATTATCGATGTGTACAGGGGGCATCGGACATTACAGCCCGTGTCCTACTCTCGATTGCTTGAGGTTAAGGGAGACGGCACAACAACCGGACAGCCTAGATGCTATTCGCAATTACAAAGCACGTCTTTCTATGTGGCCCCAGTTCCTTCGGCTTCTGAAACGCTAAGCGTTTTGTATTCAGTTAAGCCGACATCTACGGCCAGCAGTATTCCCGACTATATAGGCAAGGCGTATAGAGAGCCGATTGTTCACGGGGCGCTTTATAGGTTGCAGATGATGCCTAACCAGCCGTGGTCAGATCAAGGAAGTGCGCAAGCAAACAAGTCTCTCTGCGACCAGCGGACTGCTCAGGTTCTTCGAGAGGTTCGCTATGGCTATGGCGGCGGCTCTATGACAGTTAAATCGAGGGCGTTTATCTAATGGCTTATTCAGACACGATTAATCTTGTCGTCGGCGACACACTCCCAGAAGTGACGGTCACTCTTCGAGATTCCAATAAGGCGGCATCTGGACAGACTCTTGATCCCGAAAACTCAGCGACTTGGGATCCGATTGATCTCACTGGCGCAACTGTTCGCATGAGAATCCGAAAGGTTGGATCTGCGGCTGTATCCAGCACGTTGACTATGACCGTCGTTAATCCTCCAACAAACGGCAAGGCGACCACCAACTTCCCTGACGGAACTCTATCTGAGGCGGGGGTGTTTGAGGCAGAGGTGGAGATTACTTACAGCACGGGTGCTAAGCAGACTGTGAACGACTTGCTGAAGCTGAAGATCAGGGATGACTTCGATTAATGTTAAGAGCCGCCTATTCATATCAACTGATTAAGGCGTCTGCTCAGCGGACGGCGGTTTCGTTCGCCTCCGATTCTGTCAATACATCTTTCCGCGTTTCATTTTCTGATCTGACTGCAAGTCTTGATTACATCAGCCTGTCTGCAAGCTACTTGGTCATTGCTGAAAGTCTCAATCGATTTTTTGAAGACTCTTTTGCGTTTGCCGATCTTGCCAGCCTGTCGGTTAGTAAGTCCGCATCTGATTCACTAGGCGTTACGGAGCTTTCTGTTCTTTCTTTACAGAAGTCGTTAACAGAGTCAGTCGGGGTATCCGATCAGTTCACAAAGGTTTTGATTATTAATCGAGACTTTACTGAGTCAGTTACTGTGTCTGAGGCAGTTTCTCTAACAGTTTCGTTTGGCAAGTCAGAGGCGATCTCCGTTGCTGATGTCACATCGATTAGCTCAGCTAAGGGCGAAGCTGATGCAGTGGCAGTCAGCGAGGCAACGACTCTTCTAGTGGGTAAGTCTCAAGGTGACTCGCTCTCAGTATCCGAGCAGGTATCGAAGGCATTTAGCACTTCACTAACTGATGCTTTCACTTTAGACGACCTTCTCAACTCAGAGCTTACTCAGACTCTTGATAAGGCTAACGTCTTTGGGGTGACAGAGGTTCTGACCTTCGCCAGCACAAAAGTTTTATCTGACTCTACATCTATAGCTGAATCGATTGCGATCAGTGCCGCACGTTCAGTAGCAGATACGCTCGCAATGCAAGAGTCTCTGACCGCCCAGTTTGCTAAGTCCTTGTCTGACTCCACATCAGTATCGGAATCAATCTCCGTAACGCTGATCTCAGGTTCCGGCAGTGTGTTTAACCAAGGCGCATTTAATGCGTTCGCTTTTAACGAGTAGGGAGAAACGAAATGTTTCAAGATGGAATGAAAATGAGCGGCAAGCTCACGATCACACTGAACGACAAGGTCGTGCAAGAGGTCGATAACTTGGTTGTGACTTCGGGCAAAGCGTTTGTTGCTTCCCGAATGATCGGAACAAGCGCCAGTGTCATGAGCCACATGGCTGTCGGTAGTGGATCTACTGCCGCCGCCGCTAATGATACGGCTCTTGGTAGTGAGCTAGGCCGAACTACTGCGACCTCTAGCGCGTCTGGTGCGGTTGTGACTTACGCCTCAACTTTTGCCGCTGGCACGGGAACGGGTGCAGTCACTGAAGCAGGTCTCTTCAACGCTTCTAGCTCTGGTGACATGCTCTGTCGCACGGTTTTCTCTGTGGTAAATAAAGGCGCGTCGGACTCCATGACGATTTCATGGACGGTTACCGTTTCCTAAGAGGGCTAATCGATGGCGGTTAAGTTCAGTAATAACGTCAAGACCGAGCTTGCTTCTGCAATAAACAGTTCTGCAACAAGCATATCGGTCACAGATGCGTCTGGCTTCCCGACTCTGTCGGGCAGTGACTTTACGCTGGCGACCATCGTTGACACCGGCAACTCTGCGCTTCTCGAAGTTGTAAAGGTTACGGGAATCTCAAGCAATACACTGACGGTCGTAAGGGCGCAGGAAGGCACAACGGCAAGAGCCTTTGACTCGTCCGATAAGGTTGAGCTTCGCCTGACCGCAGGACTTCTAGAGACGGCTATAGACGATGCGTCAGGCGGTATTTCCTACGCCCGAGTCACGGCTAACCACACGATGGTTGCTGGTACGGGAGTTATCGCTGACACGACGGGGGGTGCGTTTACCGTAACCCTACCGGCCTCTCCGTCTGTCGGTGATGAAGTTGCTATTGCTGACGGCGGAAGCTGGGGCGTTGCCTACCTTACGGTGGCTCGTAACGGGTCAACGATTGAAGGGCTTGCGGAAGACTTAACGCTAGATGTTAGCGGACTAAAGGTGGGTCTTGTGTATGACGGCACCACTTGGCAGGTATATCCATCAGCGGGAATTTTTGCTGGCGCATCAGGCGGTGCGTTTTACAAAAACAATCAGGTCGTCTCGTCTGACGTAACCATACTATCAACCGAAAATGCGATGACCACTGGCCCAGTAAGCGTCAATTCAGGAGTGAATATGACGATTCAATCGGGTGCCAGAGTCGTTGTGTTGTAAGGGATAAATAATGTCAAGAATTGCATTAAATGCTAACGCAAGTGGCTCCGGTGTTTTCACTATTGAGTCGCCCAACTCCGATACAGATCGGACATTAAACCTGCCTGACAAAGCTGGCACGGTTCAGGTCGGTGAGGGTATTGACGATAACGCTACGTCTACTGCTCTCACTATTACGTCAGGTGAGTATGTGGGCTTGGGAAATGCTGATCCTGTTACTCCGTTTGATGTGACTGCTCGCTCAGGCGCATTCGCAATGGCTATGAGAGCTAGGTCAAATAATGACTATGCCTTTTTTGGCATGAGGTCTTATGACGGCACAGAAGATTTAGGTGACATTGCGATACTGCGTACAGCGGCAGATACAGGTCGGATGCTTTTTTATACAAACAACGGCGGTTCCGCGACTGTAAAGATGAGCATTTTGCCTAGTGGCGGGATTACTTTTAACGGCGACACAGCCGCCGCAAATGCTCTTGATGATTACGAAGAAGGAACGTGGACGCCTTCAATTTCATCGGGCATTAATTCAATTAGCTACAACACTGCAATTGGTCACTACACAAAAGTAGGAAATCTGGTCAACACGGACTTTTATACGAGGGTTACTGGCACAGGAAGTGGCGCACAATTTGTTGTTTCTGGTCTGCCTTACGCAATAAAAAATACAAATGCTATTAGAGGTGGTGGATGGTCAACCTACCAAAACATTTCCAGCAATACTGTGCAGTTTTACGGATCCCAAGGAGGAACTTTTTTCTATTGTTATATTAATGGATATAGCACTTTTACAACGACAAGTAGTCTCAACGGCCATTTTTTAATTGGCACATTTAGCTATATCACCGCTTAACAATTACCCCTCTCGGAGATTGGGGCAGACAGTCCATAGCCAAAGGAGATAAACATGGCACTCACAGAATCAGTAGAAGTAGACAAGGTAGAAATCGTAGGCCC